GTAGATAGAATACAAAGCGGAACTTCATCTACTTCATCTGGACTAACATTCGGTCTTGGTGCTGGGGCAACTGTAAACGGCTTTAATGGCGCAGGCGTTTTCACAAGCAGTACAAGTTCTGCGGCAGGATTGTTTGTTGGCACAACACAGTCTGTCGGCGCGGCATTAGCCGCCGCAAATTCGCTGAACACCGCCGGTAATGTGGCAATTATTGGTTATGGTGATACCACTACTAGTTATACTGGCGCGGTAACAAATGGCATTTTGGGCGAACCAACTTATGGTGCCCGTGGGTATCATAATACATCCAATAAATATGCCCAGCTTGGCACATCGTCATATAGTGTATATGCCAATTCAGACATATATTGTGCTGGATCATATCTGCCATTCACAGGTGTGCATGATGCGCTTCTTGATGATCAGGAATCAGTAGAAATTGGTGATATATTGGTTGATGTTTCTATTGAGGCAAAATCAGATATTTCAAACGTGATTTCTCTTGCCACAAAATCTAGCAGTACAGCCCAACCAACAGCGATAGGGATATTCAGTGGATATGCGCCGGATGATCATATCCCGATTACATTGCAGTCTGTCATTCCTGCCAACCATGATGATAAGGTACCGACACCAATTATCACGGTGAAGGAGGCATATATTAATTTGCTTCAAGATAATGATCTGGTTTATGTAAATGCGGTTGGCGAAGGTCAAATCAATGTGTGTGGCGAGAATGGGAATATACAGCCAGGTGATCTGATTGTGACATCATCTGTACCAGGTAAAGGTATGAAACAGAATGATGATATAATCCGTTCATGTACGGTGGCGAAAGCCAGAGAGGCCGCGGAATTTAGCGGTAATGAAACAGCGCAAATAGCGTGTATCTATCTTTGCGGGTGATGAAATGACAGTTTATTTAGTGCAAGGCGATGCTGGTAGTCAAGTAAAAGCAACCATAACCAGGGAAGATACTGGCTCTGCCGTAGACCTGACAGATGCCACTCCGCGCCTGAAATTTAAGAAAAAGAATACTGACACTGTGTTAACCACAATAACATCTACAGCAAGCAGTCCAAGCGATTTGCAGGGCGGTGTTGCTGTTTTTGAATTTGGATCATCCGCTTTGGATATATCACCAGGCGCATATATTGGGGAAATTGAGGTTACATTTGATAGCGGGAATATTGAGACTGTATACGAACAAATAGATATTGTTGTTCGTGAAGACTATTAATGCCTAAAGTAACTGTTACAGGTAAGGGGCTAATTGCCGGGATAAAAAACCTGCGATTAAAAGCTTCTATTGCAACAAGGCATCTGATAGCAGATATTCTTGTTGGCAGATTCCTATTGTCTAGCCGATTTGTAAATGCTATCGGATTGACAGAAATTCTAGTCAAGGCATTTGGCCTAAACAAGACTGATAATGTAACCGCCACAGAATTAATTGAGTTAGACTATTCAAAAAATGTATATGAAACGCCACCTGTAACAGATTTAATGGCAATTGGGCTTCAGAAGCCAGAGACAGACAACTTTACAGTATCTGATATTGCTTATTCAGCAATAGGCAAGAATATAACTGACCAAATATCTGCCACAGACACAACTTCTATAGCCGCCGGATTTGGCGCATCTGACACAGTTTATGCTACAGACGATGTTGGAGCGCAGGCAACTATAGATGATGATCAATATATGTTGTTTGGCAAGAACCTTTCTGAAGCCCCAAGTGTTGCAGATACCGTATCAATAACAGCCGCATATATAAGAGAATTTTCTGAATCAGTAGGGATTACTGATACATTCGTAAATGGATTAGCAAAAATCCCAAGCGAAAGTCTGACAATGTCAGAAACTTTCACGCTATTGGCTGAAAAATCGGAATCTGATACACTGCTCTCAGCAGATTCAGGCACTCTGATTTCGCAGGATTATGTTGATAATAATCAGTATTTTGATGCCGACTATGTCGGACAATATAGGACATTTTAAAGGCTAAAATTATGATACAGTCAAATATCAAAGCAACCGGAAAATTAAACGTCATCTTGCGTGATGTTGACGGCAATGTGAAAGAAGAGCGTAACATTGATAACCTGGTTGTCAGTGCTGGCTTAAATTACATTGCATCCAGAATGAAAGATGCTACAGATACTGCAATGGGTTACATGGCAGTAGGCACCGACAGTACTGCCGCCGCCGCAGGCGATACTGCTCTTGGCAGTGAAACAGATAGAAATGCCGTAACCAGCATAACAGTATCCAGCAATACAATAGAATATGTTGCATCATGGTCTGCTGGCGATGCTACAGCCGCATTAACTGAAGCTGGCATTTTCAATGCATCTTCTGCCGGGACAATGCTTGCAAGGGTAGTATTCTCTACTGTAAATAAAGGCGCAAATGACACTTTGACTATTACTTGGACGATTACACTGAGTGCTAGTTAATGGCAACAATAACTACTAGAGCAGGTAAAGGATCGCCATTAACTAATAACGAAGTTGATGCCAACTTTACCAACCTAAATACAGATAAATTAGAATCAAGCGATTTATCTGTAACTACTGCCGCAAATAGCGGGTCTGGTAGTCTTTCGTATTCGTCTAATGTATTTACATTCACCCCGCCTGATCTATCGTCATATGTAGTCGATTTATCTGCGTTTGATACAGATGATTTGTCAGAAGGCACGACAAACCTGTATTACACAACCGCACGATTCGACACTGCTTTTAGCGGGAAGGATACAGATGATCTATCCGAAGGCACGACAAATCTATATCACACCGATGAGCGTGTAGATGACAGGGTTAATACATTATTACAGGCCGGTTCTGGTATCGCATTATCATATGACGATGCCGCTGGCGAACTGACTATAGATTCTGATCATATAGAGTACGATGCAACTAACAATACAGGATCATCTATAGCAAAAGGAACGCCGGTATATCAGACTGGATCAAGCGGTAATACGATAACTATTGCTCCTGCTGATTCTGATGGTTCAGGAACTATGCCTGCGATTGGCATGACTTCAGAAACTATAGCTAGTGCAGGAACCGGGAAAGTAGTATTTCTTGGGCTTGTTAAAGGGTTTGATACATCGTCCTTTACTGAAGGCTCTACTCTATATATATCAACTACCGCTGGTGGTTTAACGGCAACCAAACCAACAGCAGAATCTGCCCTGGTACAGAATTTCTGTAAGGTAATTAAATCTCATGCTACTAATGGCTCAGTTGTCGTCATGGGTGCAGGCAGATCAAATGATGTGCCTAATCTTGGCAATGGCAAAATATTTATAGGGAATGGAACTACAGGCTATGAGCAGAGAGTTCCTGTTGTAGCAGATATATCTGATGCTGGCGCACTTGCGCCTTTGGATACAATAAACAATGCCTATTGGTCTGGAACCGATCTTGCGGTAGAACACGGCGGGACAGGTGCATCAACAGCTTCTGATGCTAGGACTAATCTTGGTGTTGCAATCGGCTCTGATGTATTAGCATATGATAGCAATCTGCAATCATTTATAACGGCATTAACACTGCCGACATCTGATGGTACTAATAAGCAGATATTAGAGACAGATGGTGCTGGAACATTAAGTTTTGTTGATCCAGAATTTGGCGGTTACACATCTAAAACCATATCTTCAGATACAGCATTAGATGCCACGACAGCTTATAGAGCAGGGAAAAACACTATTATTAATAATGGCGTTACTTTAACTGTACCGTTTGATAGTCTTTTAGAAATATACAATATATATGTTGCTGAAAAAGCATTGTAAAGACAGGTGATAAAATGGCACTTAAACTAAACTCAGCATCAGGCTCAATTACATTAACCGCAGAAGATGGTAGCGGCAATGTCGACATCAGTATTCCAAGAGCGGGATTTGCGGCAACTGATCCGCAACTAACAGACCTGGCTGCTCTAACTCCGTCAGATGGAGAATTTATCGTAGGCGATGGGGCTAATTTCGTTACGGAATCAGGTGTAACTGCTCGAACATCTCTTGGTCTTGGCTCTATTGCTACACAAGACAGCACATCAGTGTCTGTTACAGGCGGTGCGATTGATGCCACTATCATCGGTGGTACAACCCCGGCGGCTGTTACTGGTACAACAATCACTGGTACTAGCTTTGTTACATCTGGAGATGTCAATACTTCAGGTCTTAACGATTCATCTGGAAACGAAGTAATAGCTTTTGACAGCAACCAATTCTTTGCTGGAGTATTTTCAGATAAAGTTTCCGCTTTAGGTAATACAGGAACGGCACAAACTATAAATTGCACAAGTGGACAAGTTTTTACAGCAACATTGACAGATAATTGCACGTTCACTTTATCGTCAGCAAATAGCACATCAAACAGAGCCTCATCTTTTATTCTTGTCTTGACTAATGACGGAACAGCAGGCAGAACAGTTGCATTTAGTGGCGGCACTATCAATTGGCCCGGTGGATCCTATTCTAGGACAACTGACGCGAACGCAACTGATATTTGGGTATTCTTTACTCCTGATGGTGGAACAACATGGTATGCAAATATTTCAATGAAAAATCTAAGCTAATACCGGGGGGAATATGGCTTTAACTCAAGACCAATTAAATATTTTGGAGTATCAGACCAAACTTGCTGAACCAGAAGCAAAACGACAGTTAGTAAACCAAAGGATTGATGCCTTAAAAACTGCAAAAGATATTTTGACAGAGAACAGAAGAACAAAGCCTCTATCTGAAGCAAAAGATATTACGGTAGAAGAAATGATAGAGATGGCTGAAGACCTTTTGGGATTTGCTCAAAATGTATCCGATTAATAGCATACAAAGGAAAATGCCTCCGTATGCTTATGCGGACGGCCAATTTACTGAAGAAGAATTGGCGATTTTAAAGGAAATAGCCATTACATCAGAAAATGATGCGACTGTAGGTTCTTCAGGAAGATCAGAAGTAAATAAAAATATAAGAAAAACAAAAGTAAAATTTTTGGATTATAGTAAAGAATATGACTGGCTTTTTAGCAAAGTATCTTTTTTAGCTGAAGATTTAAACCAACAATTTTATGGCTTTGATTTGAGTTGGCTTGGAGAACCGTTGCAGTTTACAAACTATTTAAGTAGTGAAAAAGGGTGCTACAAATGGCACCAGGATATGGGGGCAATCATAAGCAGAAAACTGTCGTTTGTTTTGCAGCTTTCAAACCCAGAAGAATATGAGGGCGGTGAATTACAGCTTATGGTAGGTAGTGATGAGCCGGTACAGGTAGAAAAAAAGAAAGGGAAGGTTGTAGTATTCCCTTCATGGACAGTACACAGAGTGACCGAAGTAACTAAAGGCAGCAGGCAAAGTATGGTTTGCTGGGTTACTGGAAAATGTTTTAAGTGAGGTTTTTATGCCTATTGGAAGCAGCAGGTTAAATCTTTTTGGCGGTCTTACATACGAAGCAGGCTCTGAAACATATACAGCGCCAGACAGCATAACTTTTGCCTCGCCGATTATACTTTCAGTGACTGGCTATGGTGGCCCAGGGTCTAGCGGAGCCAATGGTGATACTGGTGGTCTTGGCGCTGGAGGCACCGGCGGGGCCGCCAGTGAGCCTGGTGGTAGTGGTGGGTCAGCGGAGCCAGCAGGTGCTACAGGTGCGGCTGGTACTCCAGGTGCTGCGGCTTCTGTTTTTGGCTATACATTCCCTGGCGGTGCTGGTGGTTCTGGCGGTGCTGGTGGAAGTGCTGGGTCTAATGGTGTTAATGGTACTGATGCTGGCCCCCCTACCGCCCCTGGAGGCAGCATACCTGGGGGGTATTCTGGTGGTAATGGCGTATGGGGTGGTGGCTTTGGCGGCGGGTATGCCCCATCTGTAGGTAGTTACTGTGTTTCTTCTGGCGGCTCTGGCGGCGGCGGCGGCGGCACTTCTGGCAACGGCAGTTCAGGTAGTAATAATGGTGGTTGGCAGAATACTCCTGGCGGTGCTGGTGGTTCTGGCGGCGGTGGCCCTGGTGGCGCTGGCGGGGGGGTATTTACTATTTACGGCTGCTCCCAAGTTTTTCGTATAACTTATGCAGCGGCTGGTGCTAATGGCTCTACTGGAGCCGGTGGAGGCGGTGGTGGAGGTTACGTTTCACCTTCAGCAGGTGGCGGCTCATCTGGAGCGCCAGGTTCAGCAGGATCGCCCGGCGGTGCTGGTTCATCGGGAACGCCAAGTACGCAATCAAATATCAGTGTTCCTGCAGGAAGCTACCCAATAACTGTGCCTACTGGTGGGGAAATAACTATTAGCTGGAATGCGCAATGACAAGTTTAGAAAAATTGCAAAAAGAAAGTTTAGAACAGCATCATAAGGACTCTCTTGAACAAAATAAGTATAGAGCGCAATCTATAACTGTTGGTAGGGCTGGAGGCACTTCCACAGAAATAATGTTAAGGAAGACAAATGGTGATTACATATTTCAAATTCTCCACCCGGCTGAAGTGGTAGAATTAATAAATCAATTGGCGGCAGGAATTGGTTGTCATATACATATAAAGCCAAGAAAAGATTTTTCGAGCTATAGAGAGTGGAGACAATTAGAGGAAGATGATCTATCCCATTTGAATGGCCATGCTCCATTTGGGGAATTGACAAATGATTTTAATTCAGTTGGTGGTGGTTTTTTGAGTAATGATAGGCCATTTTCTATTCAGAATAATAAAAATAAAGTACTTGAACTATTAAACAATTTTGTTAAGCAAATCGAAGAAGATAATGTGGCAATTAATAGACAAGCGGAACAAAAAAATTCTAAGAAGCGAAAATAAATTGCCTGAAAATTGGGCAAATATTTTTGGCTTGGAGAATATCAAGGAAAGATTGGGTAATTTAACTTGGCTTGGTAAGGATTTTGAAAATCTTTGTTGGATTGAAATACAGGCAGAAATTGACGAAACAGTTCAGCAAGATTTAATTAAAAACGAAGTAGATGAAAAAGTAAAAAGACTTTTGCAAGAGTCTGATTGGACGCAACTTTTCGATTCTCCTTTATCGCAAGATGTAAGGCAAAAATGGATTCTTTATAGAAAAGAACTGCGCAACATAAATAAACAACCGGGATACCCAAAAGAAGTTTTGTTTCCAGCGAGGCCATAATGCTAATTTCATACGCAAATAATTTTGTCGTGATAAGAGTCCCCAAAACAGGCTCTACAACATCTATGCTATATTTTTTGAGTTCTGGTCTTTTAGATAGGGAGCAAGATTTATATATTAAAAACCCTGTTGGGCCATATATAGATTTGACTGCAATATTAAATATTGATAGCCCAGAAGACGGGGAAAAAATTGATAACCCAAACATTGAAAAGCCATTAGGGCTACCACCTGGTTCTTTGCCTAGTCCTGATATTTTTGGGTCGCACACAACTTTCTACAGATTAGTGGATGACAACATCATTAGCCAAAGCATGGATTGTATAGGTGTTATCAGGCATCCTGTTGATTGGCTAATATCAAGGTTTTATGCAAAGCAGAAGTGGGCAAAGATACGGCGTATGCCATTGCCAGAAGGCACGATGCCATGGGTTTGTAGATATTCAGACCCGCAAACATTGGAAGATTTTATTGAAATGGCTATTTATGGAACGGTGGTAGATGATAAACCTATCTTACCAATACAAAGAATGTCTCAATGTGATTGGCTTAAAGACACATCTATTATCTGGAACACTGAAAACTTACACAACCATGCAAGTAATTTTATTTTGGGTAGAAACGGCAATGTGAGAGGCGAATGGAGAGCCAGAGTAAACAGCGATATTCCTGAAGGCATAAAAGATACAATACCTGCATCTAAACAGCAGGAAATATTAGATTATTTTGCTGACGATTATGAGTTATGGGAAACCGCGTATGCTGTTTATAACTAGAATTAATCGGTAAAATAAACTGAAGAATGATGCATCTGTTCATGCTGACAGTCTTACTGAATGGTCAGGTGGTCAGTTGGTATAATAACGTACAGTTAACCATAAATAGCAGTTCGGTGGGGGTTCGCAAATGATTAGGATTGCAAGAAATGATCGAAATCACTGCGGCGGTAGCCCTGGCAAATGCTGGCTTTCAAGCATTAAAGAAAGGCTTGGAGGCCGGGCAAGAATTGAAAGATATGCATTCCTCACTATCCCAGTTTTTTGAGGGATATGATCAAGTTGCAGAAGCCAAAATAGAATGCGAAACTGCTAGTCCAGCAGTTAAATTCTTCAAAGGTAAATCCATCGATGCTCAAGCCGCTGAGATTGTTCTTGCCAGGCACAATAAATTATCCCAAGAGAAGCAATTGCGAGAGTGGCTGATCTATAGCGGTCAGTCAGAAATATGGCATGATCTAGTTCGCACCAGGAGAGAGTTAACGCAAAAGCGCATGGAGGCTAAAAGGGCATTAGCAAAAAGGAATAATGACCTACTAGATTTGACGATAATTATAATTGCGTCTGTGGCAATTGTTGCATTCTTGGTTTTTTCGGCCACATTAGTATCTGATTAATTATGCCAAAACGATACCCAACTGACCCAACATTCCTTGATGTTGCCGGTGCAACTGCCCGGCAACGTGAATTCTATAAAGCAACAATGGAAAACGGTTCTGCTAGTGCGGCGGCAAAGAAGCTGGGTGTTCCACACCAAAACATCTACTCGGAACTGGACAAACTGGTTGTAAGAGCGGCCAGAAGAGGCTGGACAGAAAATTCTGACATGACCAGGTACGTTGATCCTGGTCAGCAAATCATTGGTAAAAGCACACTCACAAAAGACGAAGACGGCAATTTAGTCTGGATCAAGACTAAAGCAGAATTGGAAGAGCAGAAGGCCGCGATTAAAGCATTTGCTGAAACCATTACTTCAGGAAAATCCCCTCACAAACCGAAACCAATCCAGAAAGGTCAGTTCCGAAAAGACATCATGCCAACCATTGTTATTGGAGATGCGCATATCGGGGCAAAGGCAGATGGTGATCTAATCATTAATGGCCGTGATTTTGACTCTCACATCGCATCCAGGGAGATCATTGAGGCCATAGACTATTTGGTAGACAATTCCCCTGTTGCGGACACGGCCCTGCTTGTAGAAGTCGGAGACTTTACCCATTCAGACTCAAGTAAATCGGAAACATATCGAGGTACTCGTGTTGATATGGATACCAGGTACGAGAAGGTCATGCGCATTGCGGCAGAGACTATGCGATATGCCATAGAGAAGATGCTGACCAAATTCAAGAATGTAAATGTGGTAATCGCCAGGGGGAACCACGATGAAGATACCGCTGTTGCCATCAGGCTGATTATGGAATGGTATTACCAGGAAAATAACCGTGTGAATATATTGGGGCAAAAGGGTTTCTGCCATTATATTCAGTTCGGCAAAAATCTGATCGGCGTACATCACGGTGACAAAATCAAAACAGACAAGTTAGCAAATATTATGCCGCGAGATATGCCGCAGGCTTGGGCAGAGACTACGCATCGATATTGGTTAGTAGGGCACTTCCATCATCAGGCCGTTAAGGAATGTGACAACGGCGTGTTTGTTACGACACATGGAACCCTTGCCCCGCCAGACGCTTGGCATTCAAGCATGGGCTATTCCTCAAGCAGTGTCATGCAAATGGATATCTACAAACAATCTGGTGGCAAGCTGATGACTTATTGCTACGAGATATCGACAGATTATGACGATCCAGATGTGATCAAATAGTGTGCTAAAATATGAAAGGTGTTGGCGAATTTATCTTGTCAATTCTGTATTACTCAGAAGGAAGATATACGCCAGAGCAGATAGAAACTTTGATAAATCTGATTGATAAATATGAGACAGGGAAATCAAAGGCCGATTTAAGGGTTATCAAAGGCCCAGAGCCAATGGAAGAATACGATTATGATTGATTTTCAGGTGTTATTTAATGCATCGCTATCAATTATTTTGATTATGGTTGGATGGGGCGTTCGCTCGATGTATGACGCGATTGATAAGCTAAAATCTGACCAGCAATCCCTGGAGCGCAAACTCTATGAAGACTTTGTACGAAAAGATGATTACAAGTCAGATTTGGCTGAAATTAAAGACCTTCTTGGTGCTATCTGGAAAAGGCTCGAATCTAAAGAGGATAAAAAATGAAAGAGATAATTCTGAAGAAAGGCAAAGAATTGCTTTCTGCTCTTGGCAGGAAGGTGTATCAAGGGGTCTTGCTCGGTCAAGATCATTTGGTAGGCGCGATCACAATAGGCGTGATATGCCTAATCGTAGTTCTAGCAATCGTGTGAGATGCCCCTGGCATCGCAACGGGTGGGATTGGTGATGAAATTAGGCAAACTGAAAAATGTAATCGGAGCTATGGCTCCAACTCTTGGCCAGGCTATGGGCGGGCCTCTTGGCGGCATGGCTGGAAAAGTGATAGCCGGTGCGCTTGGATGTGATCCGAATCCTGCCGCCATCGATAAAGCGATTCAGGAAGCTACGCCAGAGCAGCTTGCGCAGATTCGTACTGCTGAGCTGGATTTTAAGAAAAAGATCGCAGAATTAGAAGTGGATTTATTTGCCCTGGAAACTGCTGATAAGCAGGATGCCAGATCGCATTTCGCCGGAGATTGGGTACCGAAGGTTTTCGCAATACTCGCTTTAGCAGGATGTTTCTCTTATATTTTCTTAGTGACCTTACAGCCGCCTGATGCCAATTCAGACACAATTGTGTCACTGGTGCTGGGTAATATGTTTGGGGTGCTGGGGGCCATAGTGAGCTTCTATTTCGGCGCGTCACATAGCGGCAAAAAAGATGAATGACGGAAAGATCGTTGCAATGCTCAAAGCCCATGAAGGGGTTGAGACTCACTGCTATGTCGATTCTAGGGGCTTGGCCACCATCGGCGTAGGCCGGTGCATTGAGAAGGGCAGTCTTGGATTAAGCCAATCAGAAATTGAAATGCTGCTGACCAATGACATTGACCGCGTAATACGCGATCTTGGTTCTGAATATGCCTGGTTCTCTGGCTTGGACGAGGTCAGGCAGGCCGCCATGATAGACTTGGCATTCAATCTCGGCGCAACCCGTCTGAGAGGCTTTAAAAAGGCCTTGGAGGCGATGGAAAACGAGCAATACCAGGATGCCGCCTTTCACTTCAGCGACTCCCTATGGGCCAAACAGGTGGGTTTGAGGGCAAAAGAAATAGTTGCCATGATCCATACCGGCCAGTGGCAAAAAGAATACTCATAAAACGCTTTTATTTGATCATTTCCTGATATAGAATTCCCTTGAACTAACAAGGGGGGTTCTTATGTTGTACAAACAAATCTGGGACATCCTGTCCTCAATTGATCCAACACCTGGTATCGAAAAGAAAAACGGCCTTGATTTCATTTCATGGTCATTTGCTTGGAGCCAGGTGAAAAAGTATTTTCCTGACATCCATCCAGAGTTCTCTGAGCGCACATTCCCTGACCAGACAGTCGAGGTAACCTGCAGGATAACGATCCGTCAGGGTGAAGAGACTGCTGTCCATGAGATGTGGCTTCCGGTCATGGACTTCAGAAACCGGCCCATTCCCAGCCCTGATGCCTTTGCCATCAACACTGCCCGCCAGAGATGCATGGTGAAGTGTCTTGCGCTTTTTGGTCTTGGGATACAGGTCTATGGCGGCGCGGTTGATATGGTTGTAGAACAGCCTGTAATCGTTTCTGGGGCAATTTCCAAAAAACAGGTCTCAGATGTCAAAAAGCTGTTGAAAACGTCTGGAGCAGACGTTGATAAGTTCCTGCAGTATTTCGGCGCAAGGACTATCGA